AGGCCGAGAGGGAGAAGGCCGAGAGGGAGAAGGCCGAGAGGGAGAAGGCCGAGAGGGAGAAGGCTATCGTCTGGGAACTTTCGGAAAGGGAGCGGAAAATCATTGACGGGCTTGCGAGATGAGACGTTGGTATGACCAGATGTGCACGTCTTGCGTGGGCTGTCTGCGCTGCGTCACGGGGGAGTATCCGAACGGGATGCCTTACAGGGCGTGCCGCTGGTACGGCTACATCTTCCACGAGGATCTGGAGGTGTCGGATGAGCCGTGCCCGCACCGGGAGACGGACGTGGAGAAAGCCGCCGCGCCGCCGCCCCCGAAGTCGATACGGCAGATGGGAGGGAAGCGATGACCTACGACCTTTCACGGGAACTCGACCGCAGGCGGTTCGCGGCACGCGCGGCCTCTCTGATGGAGAAGGGGGCGGCGGTGGAGCTGACGGAGCGCACCGGACGCACGAAGGCGCAGAACAGCTATCTGCACGCCCTGCTCGGTGCCCTTGCGGTGGAGACCGGGGTGACGCTGGACTATGCGAAGGAATGGTACTTCAAGCGGCTCTGCAACCGCGACCTCTTCGAGGTGACGCGCCCCGACCCGTTCTTCGGGCAGGTCACGGAGATGAGGAGCAGCGCGGATCTGACGAAGGAGGAGATGGCCACGGCCATAGACCGGCTGAAGCGGTGGGCGGCGCAGGAGGGGATATGGCTCCCGGAGCCGGGGGACGCGGAACTGCTGAGGGAGATAGAGATCGAGACGGGCCGGCTGGCGGCCTGGATTTGACAGCAACGAAAACAGCAACGATATGGCATACAATCCAAAAAGCCTTGAGAACCTGAAGAACGGGTTCCGGACGAAGGAGGCGGCGCGGAGTGCTGCCTACAAGAGCATAGAGTCTGCACGCAGGCGGAAGAGCGCGGAGCAGCTGGCGGACAAGTTCCTCGACGACCTTTCGCGGATGGCGTTCGGCAAGTCCACGCTGGACGACTTCCGGCGGCTTGCGAACGACGCGCCGAACCAGGCGCTGCGCGTGATGGCGCTGAGCCTGTGCACGCCACGGACGGCCACGGCCACGATGCAGTGGCTGCTTGAGCGCATCAAGGGGCGTCCGAAGGTGCAGGTGGAGCAGAAGGTGGACACCGGGGACGGGGTCACCATCGTCGTGCGTTCCTCCGACGAGAAGGAGAAGGTGGAGGGCATCGGGGGGCTCGGGGTCTGATGGAGTTCTCGGGGGTGTTCTGGAAGCTCTACGACGCGGCGGCGCGGAAGCCGCGCGTCATCAGCCAGAGAGGGGGCACCCGTTCCGGCAAGACCTACAGCACCCTGCAGTTCCTGCACCTGCTCATCCCCAAGGCCGACGGCCCGGGGGACGTGACCTCGGTGGTGTCGGAGACCCTGCCGCACCTCAGGCGCGGCGCGGTGCGCGACTTCGAGCGCATCGTGGCGCGGCCCCTGAAGGCGTGCCCGGAGTGGAACGCGTCCACCCTCACGTGGACATACCCCAACGGGGCGCGGATGGAGTTCTTCAGCGCGGATGCGCCCGACAAGGTGATGGGGCCTGCACGCAAGCGGCTCTTCGTCAACGAGTGCAACCACATCCCCTACGAGACCTACCGCCAGATGGCCGTCCGCACCACGGGCCTCATACTTCTGGACTACAACCCGGCCGCGATGTTCTGGGCGATCGAGAAGGTCGAGACGCGCGGGGACTGCGTCTGCATCCGCACGACCTATCAGGACAACCGCGCGTTCCTTTCCAAGGAGCAGGTGGCGGAGATAGAGGGCAACCGGGACGATCCGAACTGGTGGAAGGTGTACGGGCTCGGGGAAATCGGGACCCTTGAGGGGGCGGTCTATGACTTCGGCACCGTCGATGCGCTGCCGGAGGAGCGGTCATCGCTTGTCGAGGTGCAGGGGCTGGACTTCGGATTCACCAACGACCCGACCGCCCGCGTGCAGGTGCTTGCGGACACCGGGCGGAAAACGTTGTATTGCCGTCAGAGATGCTACCGGACGCGGATGCTGAACTCGGACATCATCGAAGACCTCAAGGGCGACGGAATCGGCCCGTATGTCGAGATATTCGCCGATTGTGCGGAGCCGAAGTCGATAGAGGAGATAAGGCGTGCCGGCTTCCGTGTGACGGCCTGTGACAAGGACGCGCCGGTGAAGTCGGAGAAGCTGGCGTTCCAGCTCCAGTGGATGAGGGGCTGGCGGCTGCTGGTGACCAAGGACAGTTTGGATCTTATCAACGAACTGCGGAACTACACGTGGGCGAAGGATGCGGACGGGCATCCGCTGAACTATCCTATTGACCGGTTCAACCATCTTCTGGACGCGCTGCGTTATGCGGTGTGGACGAAGTTCGGGCGGGATGCCGGAAAGGGGGACTATCAACTGACATTCAGAAAGAACAAATATGGACATTATTGACAACTACAGGGCGTTGCCTATCGGGCGTTATCTGGAGATATGCAGGGAGGGCGAGCGCAAGGACATCGATGACGTGGAACGGCAGGCGCGCGTCATCGCGATTCTGACGGGGCGACACCCCGAAGAGATCCTGAACCTGCCGATACCTGAATACCGGGCACTTTCCCAAAAGGTGCTTTTCCTTGAGCACGTTCCGGAATATGTCGGAGGCGGGGCTGCACAGGTCTACAAGGTGGGAGAGTGGGAACTTGTCCCCGTGTCGGATCCGTCGAAAGTGACGGTGGCGCAATACGTGGACTTCCAGACGTTGTGCACCGACCCGGGGCGTATCGTTGAACTGCTTTCGGTGTTCCTGGTGCCTAAAGGGTGCACGTACAATCAGGGCTATGACATTGCGGAGGTACAGGCGGCGATCCGCGAGCATATGAGCGTGGAGGAGGTGCTCCGGGCGTCCGGTTTTTTTATGGACAGGTTCGCCGGATTAATTCGGGATTCCCTGGACTTTTCGGAAAAGGCGGCGGCGGAGATGCCGGGGACGGAGGAGGAACGGACGCGGAAGATGGAGGAGGTGCTGAAGATCCGGGGGCTGTGGAATCGTTTGACCGGAAATGGGGATGGATCGCAAACGTTGACGCGGTCAGCGAGACGTGCCGGTGCAGCTGGGAGGAGGTCTGGAAGATGAGCGCTGTCGAGTTCTTGAATATTATCTGCTACCGCCGTGACAGGGCGGAGCGCGACCGTGTGGAGCTGGAGAAATGGAGACGCAGGCACTGAACACGAAGACGCTTTTCAGCGCGGAGAACCTCCGGGCGGTGCTTGGGGAGATGGCCGAGGATCTGGCCGTGAACTACCGGGAACAACTGCAACGGAGCGGACGCCCCGCATCGTGGAACTTGTACAACTCGGTGTCGGGGCGCGCCGTGGTGGACGGGCACGTCTGGGAGGTTCAGCTCTCTCTTCTGGAGTACTGGAAATACATCGAGTACGGGACGCGCCCTCATTGGCCGCCCGTGTCGAAGATCCTTGAATGGGTCAAGGTGAAGCCGGTCATTCCACATCCGGACAGGGACGGGCGTATCCCGTCGCAGAAGTCCCTTGCCTACCTTATCGCCCGAAAGATTTCAAGGTTCGGTACAGAGGGGAAGCCCGACCTCAAGACCACGGTGGACAAGTTGCTGCCGTGGTATATGGCGAGAATTTCTGAAGCGCTGGCACGGGACGCCGCAGGGTTCGTGCGTGCGCTTTTCGGTGGCGACACGGCGGCTTGAACGTCTGCGGTGAGGTACAACCCCGCCGCTTTTTATATCCCCGCAAAAACGAAGATATGACACCAATATGGCAGGATACAGAGGTAAGCGCCGGCTATAATGTCTGGACGCGCATCCGCAAGGACAGCTCCACGGGGGACATCATATTCCACGGACGCACCACTGAATACACGAGCGCCGTTCACCTGAACGGGGTATGCGCCGACTATTTGCGGGACGATTTGCCGGCGATTGACGAGGCGGAAGAGTTCACGGTGCATAATCCCGTGTCGTTCTATCTGGAGTCAGCCCCGGACGGCGGCACTTGGACGGTGGAGGGAGGGGCGCAGTTCTACCCGAACTGGAGCTATGACTGGGAGTTCAAGGAGAAAGCCGGGCCGTTGACAATGGCCCCGTCCCGGGAGGTGACACTTGGGCAGTACTTGCTGATTACGGTGATGGCCGCGCCCGGCACGGTCCCGGAAGCGACAACTCTTGTACTCAAGGGGACGCGCAAGGACGGGACGGCCTACACGTATTCCATGTCAGTCCCTGCCGGCGCGATGATAGGCACGGGCGTGTTCACCCTTTCTCAGTTCGCAGCCGTGGGTGACGTGCTGGAGGTGGCCGGGTTGAAGTTCACGGTCGTGGATGCCTGCACGCGCTACGTGCTCTATTGGTTCAACGACTACGGCGGCTGGGAACAGATTCTCATCAGGAACGGCGCGCCGCAGTCTGACAGCGTGACGCGCTACACGGCGCAGACCGGCAATAATCAGGCAAACTGGTTTGGGCGCGATCGCGCAATCAAGGAATATGCCAACGCCACGGAACGCACGATGCGTCTGGGAACGGGGTGGCTGGATGATGCCGGTAGCCTCCGGATGCGCGGGCTTTTCAGCTCCACGAACGTGATACTCTTTGACACGCAGGCAAGTGGCGATAATGGGCGTTTCATACCGCTTGTTTTGACGGGTGACAGCCTGGGATACAAGACATACAAAAGCAACGGCGGGCAGATGGTGCGTTATGACTTTGACGCACGGGTGGCCCTCAATTTCTCAAGGCGATGCGGAAAGTGACGTTATACATATCCGGGAAACGCGCGGATCTTGATGACGCTTCTTTCCTGCTGCTGAACTGGACGCAGGACGAAGCGGCAAGCCCCGCGATGGTGCGGAACTCTTACAGCCAATCCGTGACCTTGCAGGCCACGCCGGCGAATAACGCGATTCTCGGCTATTTCTTCAGGCCTGACAGGGTGACCCCAACAGGGGGCTTTGATCCCCTTGCACGGACGGATTACGACCTGATTACAGAGACGGGCGATCGCGTGTCAAAGGGCTATCTCAAACTTGACAGCGTGGCCACGGGTCCGGGCGGAATAGCGTCCTATTCTGTGACCCTCTACGGCGGTCTGGGCGGATTCTTCTATGCTTTGACAAACCGTACGGACGGTCAGAAGAAGAGCCTTGCGGATATGCGGTGGCTGATTGGGGATGATGATGCTCTGGACTTGGATGAGGGGATGTCGCTGACGGCGGATACTATAGGGAAGGCCTGGGCACGTCTGGACGGCTCAACCTCTTATCCAATGTTCGACATCTTCAATTTCGCTCCGTGCCTGAACGGGATTCCGGACAAGGGGTTCGACGCGAAGCACGCGGTGTATCGGAGATCGACGGCGGCAGTGGCTGGAGAGAAAGACTATCAGGATCTCTATATCGAGAAGACGGAGGACGGGGTGACCTACAGCGCGGCCACGAACCGGACGATACTCCTGAACCTGCCGGACGCGGTGACGGAGTGGGAGGTGCAGGACTTGCGGGCCTATCTTCAGCGTCCGGTGCTCCGGCTCCGGGAGTTCCTGCGTTCGCTGGCGCATTTCTCCCAATGGGATACGGGCTACACTCTTGTCTTGGATTCTGCGACATTCGGCGGAATTAACCGGTGGCTGGATGACGTGTGGTTGACCCTACCCCTTTTCGATCGTGAAAGCTTCGATCCGGTTACAGCGACTGTAAAGCAGATTCTGAAGGGCACCCCGTCCCCGGGTGAGGTGCTGGTATCAGTGGCGAAGGCGATGGGCTGGGTGTTCATTTATGACGACAGTGAAGCCACCGTCACTCTAATCGATAGAACCCTCTATTACTCAAACAACGGCGCGGATCCGATAAACCTTGAGGGACGAATTGCGGGGGATGTGACGATAGAGCCGAACCTGATGGACAGGCGGTTCTATACTTTCGGCTGCAACGAGGTACCGGGGGCTTTCGCGGCGCAATACGAAGAGACCTACGGAGTGCAGTACGGGGCGCAGCGCGTCAATACCGGCTACGGCTTCAGCGATGAAGAGACGGCGGTGATGGAGGGGACGGTGCTGAGGGGTGCGGCTGACGTGCTGGATACGGACAGCCTGTATTACATTATGGCACGTACGTTCACGACCGGACAGGGGTCGGATCGGATTGCCTATTATTTCAAGTTTGCATACAATGGAGGGGTAAGCTGGAACCTGTACAACGCGGAGAAGGGCACGCTTGAGTGCAGGCCGAATGCATCTGCCTCACCCTCATGGCAGCTCTATTATGATCCGCAGAACAATGGGCGGCACTTTATGGTCTTGCCGCAGTTCTGCGATGACAGCCGCAAGGCGGAGGACGGGTCGATGTGCCTGCTGTTCTTCGACTCTTTCGTGGATGTCACGAAGTATTCCGGCGGCGACCTGTATCTGCGTCTGCATCTGTCGAACGACACGGAAACGATGCTGTACCTCAATGACTACGTGCCGTGCTGGAACGTGACGCTCGAGACTTCTGATGATGTTGTGGAGGTGACGCGCCTGCCGTCTTTCCGCCGGTGGAAGATAAACGATGAGGACGCCGCGACGGAGGGTGTCCCGACACTTGATTTCGGGGCGCCGCAAGTCGCAGGATTTCCGGATCCGCCGGAGCAGGTGGAGACGCTCTATGACGTGGCGTGGCGTGACTACGTGGCAGACCGCTTCGACCGCGACACGAAGGTGCTCCGGGCGAAGGTGAATCTTTCCGGGCTGGAGATAGGGAGCGCGCTCTTGCGGCGCTTCTATACGTGGGGCGGATGTCTGTGGAGCTTGAACAAGATAATGAACTATAGCCTGACCACGGACGATCTGACGGAGTGCGAGTTCGTGCAGGTCAAGGACATGAAGGCATATACGGGATAATATGGCAGAGAACACGATTGAAACGGTAACGATACTCAAGGTTGACACGGGCGAGGCAGTCCAAAGCGTCAACGACTTAAGGAGCAACGTCAAGATCCTGAAGGAACGGTTGGGCGAGCTGGAGATAGGTTCGCAGGAATATCAGGAGACCCTCAGCGAACTGAAGGTGAACCAGAACGCGCTGAAGGACGCGATGTATGCGTCATCCGCGTCCATGGACGAACTTGCGGCGGCGGCCACCGGAACAAGCGAGACATACAATTCGCTGGTGCACCGGATGGCGACCCTCAAGGAGGAGCTGAGGTCTACGGACGTAAGCACGGACAGCGGCAAAAAGAAGTTCAAAGAACTTGCGGACCAGGTCAACGAGGTGAACGACCGCCTCAAGGAGATGGACGCGATGCAGGGGAACTATCAGCGCAATGTGGGCAACTATACAAGCGCGCTGACGAACCTCGGGGACATCCTGAAGAGTATGCCGCCAACCCTTGGGGCCGCGAAAGAGCAGCTGGGCAAGGTCGGCGAGACGCTGGGGCTCATAGGGAAGCAGCCGATATTGGCCACCATAGGCCTGCTTGCCCCGGCGATAATGAAGATAACCGAGAGCCTGAAGGACAACGAGACCGTCCTTGCGGCGGTGGACAAGGCGATGGCCGCCCTCCAGCCGCTGATAGACCTTGTGGGGGCCGCGCTCCAGAAGGTGGCCGAAATCGTGGCGAAGGTCATCGGCTACTTCACGGAGATGGCCGGGGAGTCCGGGGAATCGTTCAAGAAGATCATCGCCGGCGCGGTGGGTGTCGGCAATACTATAACGCAGTTCCTGCTGACCCCGATACGCACGATGATAGAGGCGATAAAGGGGCTGGGCACAGCCGCCGGGAACCTGTTCAAGGGTCAGTTCAAGGAGGCTGCGAAGAGCGCGGGCGAGGCCGCAAAGGGGGTCGGTGAGGCGTTCCGCAGGGGCTTCAGCTTTGCGGACAACTTCAGGGCGGGGCAGGAGGCCGGCGAAAGATTCGCCGCCGGGCTGGGTTCGACAAAGAAGACAGCCAAGGACGCGGGGGCCGAAGTGGCAAAGGCGGCGGAGGAGGGTCTGAAGCTCACGAAGGTCACGGACCAGATGATCAACGCCACGGATGCCACGATATCGAAGCGCATAGCGGCTCAGAAGGCGGCGGCGGAAGAGATGAAGGCGATAAATGCGGACATCGAGAGCGACACGGCGGAGACGCTGGCTTTCGTGGATGAGGTTCTTGGGGAGGTTGACAGGCAGCAGGCGGAATCCGTGGCCGCAATGGCCGAACGCCTGAAGCAGAAACAGGCGCTGATGCAGGGTGTAGCATCCGCCACGTCTTCGATACTCGGGAGCATCGCCGATATGTACGAAGCCAACGGGGATGAATCGGTGGAGCAGGCGGAACGCGTCAAGGCGATGCGGATAGCGTCCGCGACCATCGACACCATCAGCGGCGCGATAGCGGCGTATACGGGCACTATCGAGGTCGTGAAAGGGCCGGCGGGTGTCATCCTTGGAGCGGTGCAGGCAGCAGCCGTGACGGCGGCGGGGCTGGCCCAGATAGCGCAGATCCGCAACACATCCGTCACAGGCGAAAGTTCCGGCAGCACGGGTCCGGTGTCATCAATGTCCTCAGGCAGTACTGCCGCCGCTACATCCGCCCTGCAGACGGTGAACGCGGCCACGGGCGCGGATGCCGAAGCACGGCTCAACGGGATGCGGACGGCTTCCGGCAACGCCGCCGGCGCGGCACGGCAGGAAGCCCCGGGGACGGAGGATGCACAGACCCCGGCGCAGGTGCAGGCCCCGTCCACGTCCCCGAGGGTGGAGACGGTGCGCAACGTGACCACGAAGAGCGAGGAACGGCGCGCGGATGCGGCGGCAGGCCCGCAACGGGTTTATATACTGGCATCCGACCTGCAGGCGGAACGGAGCGCAACAAGGGCGCGGGTTGCGGAAACGTCCTTTTGACTTAACCCCGGGTGTTACAGCCCGGGGCTTTTTCGTATTCACCCGTAAAAACGGCATAAAATGGGAGATTTGGCGACCATAAACGGAATACCGGTGTACGATGCCCGTGTCGGTTCTGACGGCACGGGAATGCTGTGCATTTCGCTTGTGGACGATCCGGCGGTATGCTCCGGATTCGTGGCACTGGCGGCGGAACGGGAAAGGCAGCTCTACCGGGTTGAGGATGAGGAGCGGCGGCTGGTCTTCGGGGTGGTGATGCGTGCCGACTTCCCGATATACCGCCGTGACGGCAAGGACGGGGAATATTACGTCATCTATCGCAAGGACACGATAAGGCAGATGGCGGAGCAGTATCTTGCGGACGGGCGGCAGAATGAGGTGAACCTGATGCACAAGGCAGGCAGCGACGTGGACGGCGTGCAGATGGTGCAGTGGTTCATCAAGGACGGCGGGCGCGGCCTGAGCCCTGACGGGTTCAGCGACATTGCGGACGGTTCACTCTTTGCCGAGTTCCACGTCACCAACGACGAAGTGTGGGATGAGGTCAAGGCCGGCACTTACAAGGGCTTCAGTCTGGAGGGCGTGTTCGACTTCGTGCCCGACCGCAATCAGGACAGGGTTGACCGGGACGTGGCCCGTGCCGGTGAGTTCGGAAGACAAACCAATTCTGTAAAGATGAGAATATCAAAGATCAAGGCTGCGCTGGTCAAGGTGCTTGCGCAGTTCGGCAGCGTGACGACCGACAAGGGCGTGCTCGTATGGGACGGGGATGAAGACCTGAAGGAGGGCGACACCGTCTCAGTCGAGGCGGAGGACGGTTCGACATCGCAGGCCGAGGACGGGGACTACAAGACCCCTGATAACAAGACGATAGTCGTGGCGGACGGCAGGGTGGCCGAAATCCGTGACCCTGAAGCCGAAGTCGCCCCTGCAGACGGGGACGGCGGCGAGACGGAAGAGTTCGGGAGCGTGGACACCGACAGGGGGCGGCTGGAATGGGATGGAGAAAGCGACCTCGCAGCCGACATGGCCGTGTATACTGTCGGTGAAGACGGAGAGAGGGCCGCAGCCGCTGACGGGGACTACGTGACCGCCGACGGCAAGGTGATCCGCGTGAAGGACGGCAAGGTGACGGAGATTTCCGATGACCGCGCCGAAGTGGCCGCAAGACGCATGCGGCAGGCGTATGAGATGACCTACGATGAGAAGATCGCCCAAGTCGTTGAAGCTATAGCCGCAAAAGGCTATGAGGATTTCTACGTATGCGAGGCCGCCGATGGCCATGTGGTCATCTGTATGTATGACGGGAATTACAACCCGAAATACGTGCGTATCGCCGTGCCCCGTGGCGAGGATGACTCCGTGGAGCTTGGAGCCGAGACCGAGGTGAAGCCGGCGTTCGTCCCCGTGGACTACGACCCGGAAGCGGTCGAGGGCGAGAACGCGGAACTCCGCAGGCAGGTGGAGGAGCTGAAGGCGCAGCCGCTGGCGAAGCCGGCGGTGGAGACCGTGCAGACCTCAGCCAAGTTCGCACGCACGGGCAACCGGGGGCTCGACCGTCTGGCATCGATAATGGAGGCCGGGAACTGAAAAGTTACGCCCCGGCAAATTCGGATAATCAACGCAAAAACAACTTTGTGACTTTATGGCAAACGTTAACTTTCTCGTGAGCTCCCTGCCTGACTACGTGCAGACCAACAGGGACATCCTCCTGAAGACTTTCGCGCTGGCGGGCACCGGCACGCGGTCGAGGATGACCATCCAGACGGGCGTCAAGCTCAACGCCTACATCAACTTCCTTGACATCGCCCCGACCCTCCAGGACGGCAGCGGATGCGGCTTCAGCGCAGACGGCACCGCCGAACTGTCGCAGCGCACCATCAACGCCCCGTCAGTGAAGGTGGATATGGAGATCTGCCCCCGCACCCTTGTGGGCAAGTATGCGGAGTATCTCGTGCGCAACAACGCCAACGCCGAAAGCCTGCCTTTCGAGGCTGAGGTGCTCAAGGGCGTGACCGACGCGATCAACGACAAGATCGAGAAGCTCATCTGGCAGGGCGACAAGACCAAGACCAGCGACGCGGATCTCAAGTGGTTCGACGGCCTCCTGAAGATCATCGGCGCGGAAAGCTCCGCAAAGAAGGTGGCCATCGCTTCCGGGTCTTCGGCATACGCCGGCATCGTGTCCGTGTTCAAGGCCATCCCGTCCGAGGCGCGCAAGCGCGGCGCGGCCATCTTCGTGGCCCCGGAGATCTTCGACGCGTTCATCCTTGAGCTTGTGGCGGCCAATCTCTACCACTACCCGTCAGCCGTCAACGACGAGCCGGAGGAGTTCGTGGTTCCGGGCACGCGCTGCAAGGTCGTGAAGACCTGGGGGCTTGAGGGAGCCCTCAAGATTGTCGGCACCTTCGAGCGCAACCTCATCTACGGCACCGACATGCAGGGCGACGAGGAGGACGTGCGTCTCTGGTACTCCCAGGACAACGACACCTTCCGCCTCAAGGTTCTCTGGAACTCCGGCGTGCAGGTGGCGTTCCCTGACCAGTGCGTGGTAGGCACTTTCGCCGCCGCGCCGGTAAGCCCGGGAGGCGTGGGTGACATCGCGGCCAACGTGGCCAAGCTTGCGGATCCGACCCACGTGTACACCACCAAGGCATCCGCATAGCATAACGGACTGAATGTTTAACTGATTTCGTGGAACAGGGGTGGGGCGGTACCCCGCCCCTTTTTGCGACAAAAAAGACTTTATATGAGTTGCACACAGACACTCGGCGGCATCGCCCGCGACTGCGCCCCATCGATGGGCGGGATCGTGGAGGTGTACATCGCCAACAAGGCGGACGTGACGGGCGTGACCGTTGCGGACGGCAAGATAACGGCCATAACTATGGCCGCCTCGGCGAAGTTCAAGACCTACAGCTTCGCACGCCAGGCCGGCAGCCTGACATCCACCTACACCATCGACAAGCCGAACGGGGTCACATTCGTGCAGAGCGACCTCGTGCTCCCGTTCAACCGTATGGAGACCGCAAAGCGCGTGGAGATTTCCGCCCTTGCGGCCGGAGAATTGGCCTGCATCGTCAAGGACGCGAATGGCCTCTACTGGTTCCTCGGCAAGGACGAGCCGGTGCTTGCTTCAGCCGGGGACGGACAGACCGGCACGGCAAGGACCGACCGCAACGGATACAGCATCACTCTTCAGGACACCTCCGCTGAGATGCCTCTTGAGGTGCTGACCGGAACGGGCGGCGTTGACCTCTCCACCATCACGGACTGAATTTCTTCTCCATAGTTCTGTTGTTCCCACCGGGCGGCCTTTGCGGGCCGCCCTTTGACGTGAAAAAAGGCCGCAGCCCCACGGCCACGGCCTCAAGATACGGCGGCAATCCTATTCCGCGTCTTCGGGCGATTCCGCCTGCCCCGCTTCATCTGGAGCCTTCAGCCCTTTTGCGTTTGCGGAAGTGACGACGGAACGCCCAAGCTGCCTCTCGAGTTCCGCCCTTGCGGTCTTTGCGACGTGGCCGCCGCTTCTGGCTATCCTCTTGTTGTGCTCGAAGTTTGATGGGTTCTGCTTCTGCGAGAGTTCGGTGGTGGCCACTTCCGCGAGGGTGTTGAGTGCGCTCTCCATTCTGGTCATGTTGTCCCGGAGGTTCTCTTTCTTCAGCCCCTTGAAATTCTTGTACTGCTTGGTCGTGAACCCCGACCATTCTTGCGTTATGATGTCAGTGAGGGAGGCATACTGGCTGTCTTTCACGCCCGTCCGCTTCCATTCGTCCGTCAGTGCCTTGCGCGCTTCTTTGCCTTTCATCCTTTCATTGATCCATCCCTCCCCGTAGCCTTTCCGGCGGTAGTACTCGAAGCCCCGGTCTATGGCTTGCTCGGGGTCTTGGATCTCATCTATGCGTTCCGATGCCACTTGGGCCATCCACACCTTGAACGGCTCGGCCTTGGGTGATGGTATTGACTGGATGAGGCGGAAGAGCTGCGTCTGGTCTGCCACGTCGGTGAGGCGCATCTTACCGTCTGCCGCGTGCATCTTCAAACCGTGACAATCCGTCACGGTTTCATTCCCCTCACTTTTGAGTCGCTGCTTCAGTTTCCGCCAATATGCGAAAGGATCGGCACTGTCCGTCAGTACCGCCACCACGTCCACGATGGAGAAATACCACTTCTCCTCCGTGTCATCCCATACCGTCCTTATCTGTCTGTCGTTGAATAGCTGCAAAGCCTCCTTCTGTCCCATTGCTGTCAGTGTTTTGCCGCGAATATACGAATATTCCCCGGAACGCGGCGCCGGGCGCGGTTACGGAAAGCGCCCGGGATATACCCACCGGAAAAGAGAAGATATGATCTATCTGGCGAGAACCACGGAGCCGCAGGAGGTGCGGCTGACAAGAAGCTGGGCGGGGACTCCGGGGCGGCTGGAGCTCCGCAGCGACATAGACCACCGTGTCTATGCCCTTGATGTGGAGGTGGTGAAGTCCGGCCCCGTGTCCGACACGCTCCGGGTGTCGCTACCCGAGACGCGCAAGGCGTGGGGGATGCCCGACGGCGAATGGACGTACAAGCTCTATGACACGGAGGGCGACCCCCTGTGCACGGGCGTGGCCGTGGTCGGGGACTATGACGCAGACCGCAGCGAGAACGAAGACAACGAGATAATATATCAGCAGTATGGCAACGACTAAGACAAAGCGTAAAACAGTGAGTTTCGCGGCGCTTGACCCCTACCTGGAGACGAACATAGTGACTCCCCGGGAGAAGGTGCAGCAGGGACGGGACGGCCTTGTGGAATGGGGCGACGGCAACGCCTACCCCGAATATCTGACGGAGCTCTACGAGAACGTCCCGACGCTCCAGAGCATCATCGACGGGACGGTGGACTTCATTGCCGGAGATGACGCTTCCATCCGGCCTTTGCGTGAAAACATTGCGCCGGGGGCGATGAACCTCAGGGGCGACACGATCGTGGAGCAGCTCCGGGACGTGGCCACCGACCTCAACCTGTTCGGGGGATTCGCCCTCCAGGTCATCAGGGGACGGGACGGCCGCCCCTCTGAAGTTTACTATATCGATATGCGGCGGATCCGCACGAACAAGGACAACTCTGTATTCTGGTGGTGTGAAGACTGGGCAAAACGTACGGCCCACACGGTCATCCGCTATCCGGTGTTTATCCCGTCTCTGGAGTGGGGAACGCTGGATGATGCAGGCCGGAATTTGCACGCCTCAAGCATCCTGTTCGTGAAGACCGTGCGGCGCAGGGTGTACCCCGTGCCGAAATTCGCATCGGCGGTCAAGGCGGGGGAAATAGAACGCGGCATCGATGACTTCCACCTCAACTCATTGGACAACGGGTTCACGAGTTCGCAGATAGTGAACTTCAATAACGGGGTTCCGGATGACAAGATAAAAGAACAGATCGAAGACGAATTTACGGAGAAGTTCAGCGGCCACGCCAACGCGGGGCGCATCCTCTTCAGCTGGAACAACTCCAAGGACACGGCCACAACTATCGAGTGCCCGACGGTGGAGGATTTCGGAGACCGTTACAAGGCCCTTTCGGAGCGGTCGCGGCAGCAGCTCTTCACGGCGTTCCGCGCCAACCCGAACCTGTTCGGCATACCGACGGAGGGCAACGGGTTCGCGAATGAGCAGTATGAGGAGAGCTTCCGCTTGTACAACCGCACGGCGGTGCAGCCGATGCAGCGGATGATCTGCGACGCATACGACAAAATCTACGGGCAGCAGGGAGTATTGACCATAACGCCGTTCTCGCTTGAACGCGGCGAAAGGGAGGTGCGGTGATGGCGGCACAGATAGAGATACTTCTGACTTCCGAAAAGTTCGTCAAGTCGGTAACGAGCATCAGCGACAACCTTGCGGGAAAGTATCTTTTGCCGGCTATCAGGGAGGCGCAGGATATGCAGTTGCGGAACGTGCTTGGGGATGCCCTTTTGGCGCGCCTGAAGACATTGGTGAGGGCTGACTTCAACGAGGACTTCAATGACGATTTCCTGGCCGCGTATGAGGGCAGCGAACCGGACTACCGCGACCTCCTCAGGCGGTGCCAGTACTTCCTTGCCTATACGGCGGTGGTTGAGGTGCTCTGGAAGGTGTCGTTCAAGGTGGCGAACTTCGGGGTCGTGCGTGACACGGACACGAACCATCAGGGGGCGACCGTGGAGGAGCTGAGCCGGACGCAGGCCTATTGGCAGTCGAAGGCGGACTCCTGCTGTCTCGATCTCCAGAACTGGCTTCTGGACAACCGGACGAAGTTCCCGGAGCTGACGGAGGCTCAATGCGCACGGATAGGCTCAAACCTCAAGAGCGCGGCCACGTGTGGCGTATGGCTTGGAGGGCCACGGGGCAAACGCAGGGGAGGGCGTTGCAGATGACGCTTGCGGAGGTGGTGGCCGTCCTTGAGGGGGCGGCCCTGAAGCAGCCGGGGGTGTTGACCGTAGTCCCTCAGGACATCTACCGCCTTTCCGCTTTGCCGGCGGTGCGTTACGGGGTGTTCGGGTGGACGCAGGGGACGCACACCGTGCAGGCCGGGAGCGCGATGGTGTCCTATGCGTTCACGCTCTTCTACATCGACCGCCTGACACCGGACAAGTCCAACGAGCTGGAGATCCAGTCGGTGGGCATCGATGTCCTTTCCGACATATTGAGGGCCGTGGACGGTGACGGGCGGCTCTTCGTGGATGGATCCGTCACTTTTCAGACTTTCAACCAGAGATTCGCCGACGAGTGTGCCGGCGTGTTTGCAAATGTGTATATCAGAGCTAATCAAGGCACTTTGTGCGCTGAAAATCAATAATGACTATCAAGATATGAATTATTCGAAGTTAGTGGCGGCCATAGATGACCGCATCAAGGCGAACGGGCGGCGTGAAATCACCGGCCAGACGCTCCACGACGTTCTTGAGGCTATGGTCAGGAGCCTCGGTGCCGGCTACCAGGTGGCCGGCGTGCTCAGTCCTGACGACGATCCGGGCGAACCCGACCAGAGGTTCGCTTTCCTGGCTGCGGAGCCGGGGGTGTACCGCAACTGCGGCGGCCTTGCGGTCACTGAGCTCTCGTGGCTCATCTGGGGCGGCGGAGAGTGGATACTGAAGCCTATGGACGTGCCGTTCGGGGTGACGGTGCAGGAATGGATCCGTGACGCGGTGGCGGAGGAACGTAGCCGCGCCCTGATTGCCGAGGCTCTTCTCCAGAAGAACATCGACACGGAGGCCGCGACCCGTGAGGCGGAAGACACGGCACTCGGGGGACGCATCGACAAGGAGATAAGCGACCGTGAAGCCGCCGTGGCGGCTGAAGCGGACGCAAGGGACAAGGCGGACAAGGCTCTGCAGGCCGCAATCGATGCGGAAGCCACGGAGCGCAAGGATGCGGACGCGGCGGAAGCAAAGGCACGCACCGATGCGGATGCCGCCCTCGGGGTGCGCATCGACACGGAGACGGCGGAAAGGAAGCAGGCGGATGCGGACGAAAAGGCGGCGCGTGAAGCCGCAGACGCGACCCTGCAGGGCAACATCGACAAGGAGCAGGAACGGGCTGAAGGTGCGGAATCCGCGCTCCGTTCAGGCCTTGCGCAGGAGGTGTCCGACCGCAAGGAGGCGGTGGCCGCCGAAGCGTCCGCACGCGATGCCGCAGATGTTGCCCTTGGTGGTCGTATCGACACGGAAACTTCAGAGAGAAAGGCCGCCGACGCTTCAGAGGCTGACACCCGGGACAAGGCGGACAAGGCTCTGCAGGCCGCAATCGATGCGGAGGAAGCCGCAAGGACTGCGGCGGACACCAAGGAGGCGGAAGACAGGGCGGCAGCCGTCAAGGCCGAAGCCGACGCACGCACGGCGGCGGACACCGCACTCGGCACCCGTATCGATACGGAGACAACGGATCGCAAGGCCGCAGACACAGCCCTCGGAGGGCGCATAGACACCGAGATCACCGACCGCAAGACAGCCGACACCGCCCTCGATACAAGGGTGACGGCCATAGAGGGCAAGATACCGGCCACGGCTTCAGCGTCCAACAAGCTTGCGGACACGGAGTTCGTGAACAGCTCGATAGCGACCGCCACGGCCACGTTCCGGGGGACGTTCGACACCCTTGAGACCCTCAAGGCCACGGAGGCCGACAAGAACGACTATGCCTTTTATGTGCACAAGGACGAAGCCGGCAACACCTGCTACGACAAGTACACCTACGACGGCGCGGAATGGAAGTTCGAGTACCGGCTGAACAACTCCAGCTTCACGGCGGCGCAGTGGGCTGCGCTCAACTCCGGCATCACGGCTGAGGTCATCGCCGCGCTCCAGGAGGCGGACAAGACCAACGCGGCCGCAATCGCAAAAGAAGTGCAGGACAGGGAAGCTGCCGTCGCTGCTGAAGAGACAGCCCGGCAGGATGCCGACACCGCCCTCGGGGAACGGATAGACACCAAGCAGGCGGCCCTCGTCTCCGGGACGAACATCAAGACCGTGAACGGCAACTCCCTGCTGGGTGAGGGGGACATCGAAATCAAGGCCGGAAGCGAACCGCTAATAGTCACAATGACAAGGCGTGCCTCCGACGCGACTTTTCGTGACACGGACAAGACGTCCGCAGAAATTGCCGCGGCATTCAACGCCGGGCAGGTCGTGCTGGTCTACGATACGATGAACGACAATGAGGGCGCGCTCTGGCGCGGGCTGGTAGTCGCGATCAACAACGGTATTATCTGCGGCAACTATCGGGGAACTGTGCGTTATCAGATGTTGGCCGGGACGTTGTGCATCCGGCTGGAGGAAACGTCCGTACTGACGGCAAGCATCGATACCGCCATGCCTACGGCCCCGACCGACACCAACGTGCCGTCCACGAAGCTGCTGAAGAGCTACGTGGAGGCGAATGCAGGCGAGAGCGCGTTCACTCTGACCCTGACCAAGGGCACGGATGACGAATACACGATGGACAGGACGTGGGATGAGCTTGCCGCCGCCGTGGACGCCAAGACCCCGGTGCTGTTCACGATGTCCGGCGGCAGCTATAGCGGCGACACATTCACGGCCACGGTGATGCAGCACAACAGCTCGGTGAACCTTATCATATTACAGGGCTATGTCAATTCGCTATACCTCTACGTCGTCATGACTCTCAATTCCGGCACGGTCACCATCTCCGTGTCGGAGATCAGTCTCGTGAACATCGACACCTCCATCCCGACCGCCCCGACGAACCACAACGTCCCGGGCACCAAGGCCATAAAGGACTACGTGGACGGGCTGGTTGCTGACTTGCAGGCGCAAATCGATGAACTGAAGTTCGGCAACGTGCTGACGTTCACGGTGCAAGAGGGCGGAACCATAAACTGGAAATCTTCCACGGCGGATATAGCGAAGACAATTCAGTACTCAAAGAACGGGGACGCGTGGACAAATATCACTTCAACCATCGACGGGGCAACTATCGATGTTGTGGCTGGAGATATTTTGAGGTTCAAAGGATATAATGAAACTTACGCCGAAAGCCGGGGGGATTACACTTTTTTTGGAGGCACCGCGATATTTGCCGCGAGCGGCAATATCATGAGTCTTGTCGATGGCGATAATTTTGATACGCTCAAGACAGTTTCAGATTACGCATTTGCGCAGCTGTTCGCCGGCTGCGCGGGATTGACTTCTGCGCCGGAACTCCCTGCCACCACGCTGGCGAGCTACTGCTACTACAACATGTTCTACGGCTGCACGGGGTTGACTTCCGCGCCGGAGCTTCCGGCGACCACACTGGCGAGCACCTGCTACTACAACATGTTCAGAGTTGACTTCCGCGCCGGAGCTTCCGGCCACCACGCTGGCGAACTCCTGCTACTACAACATGTTCTACGGCTGTGCGAAGCTTGCAAAGGTTACCTGCCTTGCGACCGACATATCTGCATCACTGTGTTTGACGGGTTGGCTTAGCAATGTGGCTAATTCCGGCACGTTCGTCAAGGCGGCGGCGATGACCTCGTGGCCGTCCGGCGTAAATGGCATCCCGGAGGGCTGGACAGTTGAAGACGCGGCATAGCTTATGGACTGGACAACGATAATAACGGCAGCGGTGTCCGCCCTCGGAGGGGGCGGATGCTGGGCCGCCATCAAGGCGGCGGTGGACAAGAAGAAAAGCCCTTATGACCGGTTCATGGAGGTGATGGATCAACAGGAGCAGCTCTGCAGGGATGCAAGGGAGGAACTGGCTCTGGAGCGGCGGCACAGCGCTGAGAAGTCGCACGTGATAGCGCAGACCACGAAGTGTCCGCACCGGTTCAAGGATCCGGCATCCCCGTGTCCGGTCGATTCTGCAAACGATGACCGGCTGAAACGCATCTGCAAACTATGCAACGAGGTGAAGGAGGACGGCAATGATTGAGAGCGTATACTTCAAGGAGGGGGAGTTCAAGGCGTGCACCCCGTCATGTTCGCTCCAGGACATGGACGCGCGGCTCATCTCGATGCTTGATTTGGCGCGTGCCAAGGCCGGCATCCCGTTCGTGCTCAACTCGGCGTTCCGCCCGGTGGAGTGGGAGAAGTCCCACGGGCGCGCCGGCACTTCGGCCCACTGCACGGGGAAGGCGGTGGACATCCGGTGCGGCAGTTCCGCCGCGCGGTTCAGGGTGGTTCAGGGTCTTATGGCGGCGGGGTTCACGCGCATAGGCATAGGGCGCACGTTCGTGCACGCGGACTGCGACGGCACCAAGGCGCAGGCGGTCATATGGGACTACTACGATGAGTGATCGGTTCATTTTTGCGGGTGCGGCCACGGTGGCCGCGCTCGTTTTCGCCTCGGGCTACGTAATTGGCCGCAAATCGCATTTGCGGGGGCAGGAAGGCGGCATCAAGCCCGAAACGGTGGAAGTCATCAGACGGGACACGATACGCCGCGAGAAGCCCGTTTTCGTGCGTTCCGTGGTGAAGGACTTCGTGGTTGTCCCGGTGCGTGACACCGTCCGCATCCGCGACACCGTCTGGACGGTAGTCCCACGGACGGAGCGCGTATATGAAGACAGCACCTACCGGGCGGTGGTCTCCGGCTACGATCCGCGCCTTGAGTGCCTGGACGTCTACCGGACGGAGCGGACGCAGATCGTGACCCTCACAAGGACGGAGGCCGCGCCGCGTCTGGGCTTCGGGCTTGCCGTGGGCCCGTCCGTCCTCATCGATGTCGGGGGCGCGCCCCGGTTCGGGGTCGGCATTACCGCCGGCGTGAGGTGGAGCTTCTGACATAGACTCCATATGGACTCTATGAACACGTTGCGGTTTGTCGCAGATTGCCGACCGTGTCTCATTGTGGCGATTTCGCCATAATTGAAGAAGCCGCAGCCCCGAAGGGCCACGGCCTCAAATATGGTTACAACTGAATTAAAGTCTTTCCGCTGTCTCCTTGATTTCTGCGGACAAAGATAACAAGGTCCCTTGAATTTCAAGCGTTCCCCCCCCGGTGATAGGGTCGATTTTGTGGAATTATTTTGTTTTTGTTAGAAAAAATACTATCTTTGTAGCCGGAAACAATGAACGGCAAATGAAGTACAACGAACTGCACAAGAAGCTCCGGGAAATCGGATGCTACAGACTGGATGAGGAGCAGGCGGGCCATCCGCTATGGTACTCTCCGAAGACCGGCAAGAAATTCCAGACGAGCCACCACGGGAGCGAGGAGGTAAGGCCGGGCACACTCCACAAAATCATCAAGGCGGCGGGGCTTTAGCCCCCTGCCTAAAAACAAGACAAAGCGTATGGAAATTATGAAAGTAAAGGCAGTAATCGAAAAGGGCAGGGACGGGCGGTATAGCGTCTATATGGACAACGACGATCTGGACTATCTGTGCACGGGCACAGGAGCATCGGTGGAGTCCGCAAAGGCCGATTTCCTGAAGGCGTATGAAGAGATGAAGGAATTTTACAGGAAGTCCGGGGAGGTTTTTCAGGAGGCGGATTTCGAGTTCGTCTATGACGTGCCCTCATTCCTCCAGGATTTCGCAAACGTGTTCACCCTTGCCGGGCTGTCGCGCCTCACGGGCGTGAACCAGAAGCAGCTCGGGCACTACATCAGCGGCTATCGCCATCCGTCAGCCGCGACAACGAGAAAGATAGAGGAGGGGGTCAGGAGCTTCTGTGACCGCCTCTCGAAGGTCAAGTTCGCTTAAAGGCGAGTTTGTTCTATTGTTTCCACGGGGAGGGGCTTCTGCCCCTCCCTTTCTCATTCCCCGAGCACCCAGTCCAAGACCTGCCGGTGCGCCCTGTCCACCTTGCGGAGGTCGATGGCTATATATATGAGGGTGACGGCGGATCCGTGGCTGTGGCCGAGGGCGGAGCTGATGACCTCCACAGGGATGTCGAGTTCGGCGGCGAAGCTTGCCCACGAGTGCCGTGCCCAGTAGAAGGTGACGGGCGGAAGCCCGAGCCGGGCGGCGATGGCACGCAGTCCGGCGTTGAGGTAGCTTGCGGAGGAGCCGTATCCGCCACGGTTGAGGGGCGCGAAGAGCACGCCCCTCCTGCGGTACGGCTCAAGGACGGGGAGAAGCTCCGGCACGACCGCTATGGAGTAGTGCTTGCCGGTCTTCGCCCTGTCGTACTCTATCCGCCCGTTGACGATGGATGACTCCCTCATCCGCGATATGTCCACGGGGTTTGCCGCTATCATCAGGAACGAAGCCTTGAAGAGGGCGAGGGCGTCCGTCTCCCTCCTGCCCTGCGGCTCCGCATTCCACAGCGTGCGGAACTGCTCCCGGGTGAGGGCGCGCTTGCGCGTCTGCACCGTCCGACGCCTGAAGTCCGCAAACGGGTCGGAGCCGATGATGCCGTCCCTCTGTGCCTGATGGAATATGGCGGCCAGATTGGTGAGGAAGGTGTTCCGGGTGGTCGGGGAGTAGGTGGCCGTCACCCACTTGTCCAGACTCCGTGCCCACGCCGCGTCAAAGGCCGCGAGGTCGCGCGCCGCCGCCTTGGGGTCGTGCCGGTACAGGGTGTTGAGCATCGTCCGGTACGTCTTTGCCGTGGGGCCGCTCTTCGTCCCCACGACCTTGTCCGCATATTCCCCGAACGGATGCGCCGCCTCCGTGTCTCCAGAACCCCACAGCCGCGCCTTGAGGTCCCGGGCGATGTCGGTGACGGACATCGTCTGTGCGGCCCCGGAAAGGGCCAGATCGCGCGCCCTGTCTTCCGCCGCTATCAGAAGCTTGCCGAGCCAGGCGTTGAGGTTGCCGCGCTGCGGGTGCCTCACTATCCGCTTCGACGGCGCGTCCCACTGGTCGGGGGTTATCTTTATCCCCGAGTCCACGAGTGCCGTTTTGGAATGGTTGCATATCATCAGACGGACGCGTCCGCATCCGTTGCCGTCGAGCCGCCGCCCGTCATAGTAGAGTGAAATCCGTATCATAGATCCTGCATTTTCCGTTCATTCTTTTCGCCCTGCCGCCGTATCATCCGCCACCTTTCCGCCCCTCCGTGCATCATCTTCAGAAGTCCCCCGGCCTGTCCGGCAGGCCTGCGTGCGCACGTGGTGAATATTTGTGCGAAAAACGGATGCCGTTTCGGCAAAAATAGTTAATTTTACGCGATTTTTCGGAAATAGGATATTTGTTATAATAATTTATTGTCTTATGAAGGTTTCTTACAAGGATCTCGGACTGGTCAACACCCGTGCGATGTTTGCCAAGGCCGTAAAGGGCGGATACGCCGTTCCTGCTTTCAACTTCAACAATATGGAGCAGCTTCAGGCCATCGTCCAGGCTGCCGTCGAGACCAAGTCCCCGGTGATTCTCCAGGTGTCAAAGGGTGCACGCAACTATGCCAACCAGACCCTTCTCCGCTATATGGCGCAGGGGGCTGTGGAGTATGCCAAAGAACTCGGATGGAAAAAGCCTCAGATTGTGCTGCATCTTGACCACGGCGACAGCTATGAGCTCTGCAAGAGCTGCGTTGATTTCGGCTTCTCTTCAGTGATGATTGACGGCTCTGCGCTCCCTTACGACGAGAATGTCGCACTGACAAAGAAGGTCGTGAAGTATGCCCACAAGTATGATGTCACTGTCGAGGCCGAACTCGGTGTGCTTGCCGGCGTGGAGGAGGAGGTGTCTTCAGAGGA